CTCAGACTTTGAGTCGTACATTCCCACGTTCATACGCCAGACAGAAACCCGCATCTACAATGCGGTGCAGCTGCCGTCTATTCGCCGCAACTCCACTGGCATCATGCAGACGGGTAACAAGTACTTGACTGCTCCAAACGATTTCCTAGCGGTGTACTCCATGGCTGTGATTGAGAACTACGGCACAGCGACTGAGGAGTATTACTACCTGCTGAACAAGGATGTGAACTACATCCGTGCTGCGTATCCCACGCCGGCAGATCAGGGCTTGCCCAAGTACTACTCGATCTTCGGACCGCAGGTGACGAGCAACGTAGCGGTAGATGAGCTGACGTTTATCTTCGGCCCAACACCCGATCAGGCGTACACGCTAGAGCTGCACTACTACTATTACCCAGAGTCAATCACGACGGCTGCTGACGGCCGCACGTGGCTGGGTGACAACTACGATCCGGCGCTCTTGTACGGTTCTTTGCGTGAGGCTTACCTATTCATGAAGGGCGAGCAGGATTTGATTGCCAACGTCGAAGCCAAGTACAACGAGGCTATGGGCGAACTGAAGCGTCTGGGTGATGGTATGGAGCGTCAGGATGCGTACCGCAGTGGTCAGGTTAGGGTGAAAGTGACATGACGATTTACCAAGGCCTGACTACGTCGTTCAAAGTGGACATCTTAAATGGCCGCCAGAACGTCGCGTCCAACACGCTGAAGATGGCGCTGTACGACGGCTATGTAGAGATGGGCGAGAGTACGACTGAATACTCGCCGACGAATGAGGTAACCGGTGCTGGATACACGGCAGGCGGAAACACGCTAGCCAACGTGTCGATATCTTCTACCAGCAACGGGATTGTGTATGTAAGTTTTGACAATGTTTCATGGACATCAGCGCAGTTTGTTGCGCGGGGTGCGTTGATCTACAACGCCACTGTAGCGAACGCGTCGATAGCCACGTTGGATTTTGGTAGCGACAAGACGCAGGCTGCCAATGGCACATTTACGGTGACGTTGCCTCCCAACACATCGTCCAGTGCGTTAATACGTATTAACTGAGGAGTCATCATGACGATTGAGAAATCAAAATCCAGCGAGACCGTAAGCGCCAATACTGAGCGCAAGACGGGTTTTGCTGAAGGCGCGTCCGGCGGTGGCGTGTTTACTGTCACCTGCTACGACAGCGAAGGCAACCAGAAGTGGGTGGACATGGGTTCCAACCTGGTGGTGAACACCGGCTTGCAGGACATGAACACCAAGTACTTCAAGGGTTCGACCTACACGGCTGCGTGGTACATCGGCCTGATCAACAACACATCGGCTTCGACCACGTTCTCCGGTGGAGATACGTTGGCATCTCACGTTGGTTGGGATGAAAACGCTAGCTACAGCGGCACGCGCCCGCAGGTAACGTTTGGCAATGCCACACTGGCAGATCCATCCAACATCAACAACGCGGCTTCGTTGGCAACGTTCACGATGACTGCGAACGCTACGATCTCGGGTGCCTTCCTGTGCAACGTACCAACTGGCACGTCTGGCTTGTTGTTCTCGGCGGCAGACTTCCAAGCGCCGGGCGACCGTACGGTGGTCAGCGGTGACGTTTTGAACGCGACGTACTCGTTCAACCTTGATGCGACTTGATAGGGGATGGCCATGTTCAAAAGAGGCGATGTTGTAAAGCTAAAGGCCGTAGTGCCACAGGGTCCGATCATCAAGATGCGCATGGACGATGATGGCGGTATCTGGTGCTTGATGGAGTGGACTGCCGAGGACGGCCAGGTTCACAGTCGTTGGTTCATGGATAGTGAGTTAGAGGCTGCGGAGTAATGTGTGGCAGAGGGCGGGTTTGGTAGTGGCACTTGGGGCGAGGCTGGCTGGGGTTGCTCAGTCTACTACCCTGTCATATCAAATGGCGGCTGGGGCAATGGTGCGTGGGGTGCTGATGGTTGGGGTCTGGGTGATGGCGGGTTGGTCAAAGCTCTTGACCGAGTTAGCTCAGAGATACAGCCCAGGATCGTTGCAAACATTGCAGAGTCTGTTGTTGTTACTGATGTTTATCTTGCTGCTGTTGCCTTTGGCGTATCTGTCACCGACACAGCTGCTGGAGCTGATAGTGTTGCATCTACCAAGTCGGTTACCGGTGTTGTAACGGAGAGCGTAACAGGCAACGACACAGTCAGATCGCTGGTCACGGTAAATGGCAGAATCAGTGAGACGACGCAGACGGCAGACGTAGTAAGCAGTTTGGCAAATGTAAACTCTCGGGTATCTGAGAGTGCAGCGGCAAGTGATGCAGTTACTGGCATTAGAAACAGGTTCGGCACGGTCAGTGAGTCGGCAGCAGGGAATGATGCAGTAGCTTCGCAGGTTGCGCTGATTGGCGTAGTGGCAGATACGGTAGCAGCGCAGGATCTGGTGAAGGGTGTATTTGGTGTATCTGGGAGTATTAGTGAAACCGCAAATGCAACAGATCTACCTGATGGATTTAACACGGTATCGCTTGCAGTTAGCGAGAGCGCTTCTGCATCTGTTGAGTTCTCTACGCTGGTCACCTTTGCTGTCAGGGTGGACGAAGTGGCAGCGGCTTCAGATCTTGCTAGCGCGAGTGCCAGCTTCATTGCGCGGATCAACGAAACCGTCGTGGCAGAAGATGTGGCACGTCGCAGATTTTTGTGGGAACTTATTGAGACAGGTGGTAACGTCACTTGGTCAGTTATTAACACCGCCGGCGCCGATACTTGGGCGCCTATAAACACGGGTAACGCAGCCACATGGACGCTCATCAATACAATCTAAGGAAAGATCATGGCTAGTACATATTCCCAGCTAAAGATCGAACTGATCGGCACCGGTGATCAGGCTGGTACTTGGGGTACGACAACGAACGTCAACCTTGGGACGGCGCTGGAAGAAGCGATTACCGGATCGGCTAACGTCACGTTTGCTAGCTCTAACGTCGCCCTCACCCTGGCTGACACAAACGCCACGCAGGTAGCGCGTAATCTAGAGCTGAACCTAGTTGGCACGATCACCAACCAGCAGACACTGTTTGTTCCAGCGATAGAGAAGCAGTACATCGTCGTGAACGGTCTGTCGAACGCGGTGGTGATTTCTAACGGCACTAACGCGTCGCCAACAGGTACGACGGTCAGAATCCCAGCTGGTAGGTCGATGACCATCTTCAACGACAGCATCAACGTCGCTGAGACTACGACTTATATCACCGAGTTCAGAGCGTCTAACGTCACGATTGACAACCCGCTGACGGTAGCTAACGGCGGCACGGGCAGAGCAAACCTGACACTCGGCAGCGTGGTGGTTGGCAATAACACGGGCACAGTGACGCTAGTAGCACCTGGCACGGCAAACAATGTACTCACAAGTAACGGAACGCATTGGGTCAGCCAAGCTCCTGCTGCAAGCGGAATCAGCACAGGAAAATCTATAGCTATGGCCCTCATTTTCGGCTTCTAAGGAGTTATTAAAATGGCAAACCCGAACATAGTCAACGTCACGCAGATCTACGGTCAGACGACATATCTGACGCCTGCGAACACAGCATCGTTTGTGCTGGTGACCAACACAGTCAACTCTGGCAACGTCTTCAAGCTGGATCAGATTGTTGCTGCGAACCAGACGAACACGGCGGCAAACTGCACGGTGATGATCTTCACCAGCGGTAACGTGGTGGCTGGTAACGCGGTGGTGACAAGCAGCAGCAACGCTTTCCCGATTGCGTCCAACATCGCCGTTCCCGGCGGCGCGTCTTTGATTGTCATGGACAAGACAACGTCTACATACCTGTTAGAAGACAAGGCGGTTGTTGTTGCAAGTGGCACAAACAGCGCACTTACATTTTTGGTAAGTTACGAACAAATTAGCTCGTAATTAGGAGCAGCGCATGTCACTGCGATACAAAGGCTCCATACTTTCGTCGAACGCTGCTACAACTAGCAACACGACGGCGGTAGGTATTTGGACGCTGGAGCAGCAATATCAGGCAAAAGGGCAAGGAAATTGGCCTTCTCCGCCTCCTCCCTCTATTCCTGTCGATTATCTTGTTGTTGCTGGTGGTGGTGGCGGTGGTTATGACATGGGTGCCGGGGGCGGTGCTGGTGGTTATAGAACTGCTACAGGGTTTTCTGCAATTATTGGAGCCTCATATACCGTTACTGTAGGCGCTGGTGGTGCAGGCGCTACTGGCGGTGGAGGTGCAGGAAACGGTAACGATTCTTCATTTGGCACAATTACGTCTACCGCAGGTGGTAGAGGTGGAACTGCCAGCGCTTTAATTAAAAATGGTTCAAATGGTGGTTCTGGCGGTGGAGGTGCAGGAAACGGTTTGGCTGGAACTGGGGGAACTGGAAATACACCATCTACATCACCATCTCAAGGAAACAATGGGGGCAATGGCGGCCCAGATGGCACTTACAGAGCTGGCGGTGGTGGTGGTGGCTCTTCTTCTGCTGGAGCAAATGCGCCGACAGACAACAATTTCGGCGGCAATGGTGGAGATGGAACAACGTCTTCCATTTCTGGTGGTTCTGTAATTTATGCTGGCGGCGGTGGTGGTGGCGCTGAAACAACTGGCGCTTCGGGTGGTACGGGCGGCACTGGAGGTGGCGGCAGAGGTGCGGGAATTGCTGGTGTGTCTGTTGCTGGAACTGCCAATAGAGGAAGCGGTGGGGGCGGTGGTTCTGGCATAGTTATTATCCGCTACGCAGATACATATCCAGCAGCGGCATCCACTACTGGCTCCCCTACCATAACCGTAGCTGGCGGTTACCGTGTTTACCAATGGACAGGTTCTGGGTCAATTACGTTCTAAGGACATGGTTTACTTGGATCAACTTAATAAGAGCGGTGTAGCAAAGGTTGAGGTAAAAAATGTCTAATCGCTATCCCGGTGGCTTCATAACACAAAACCCAACTGCGCCCAGTAACGTTGCAGCACGGGGTATATGGACGTTGGATCAAGCAGTACAAAATATCAGAGCGGGGACTTGGCCTTCTCCGCCTCCAGCGCAAATTTCTGTTGAATATCTTGTCGTAGCCGGTGGTGGCGGTGGCGGTACAAACAATGGCAACAGGTCTGGCGGGGGCGGCGCTGGAGGTTATCGTTCTTCCGTGCAAGGCGAATCATCAGGTGGTGGTGCGTCGGCCGAAAGCGTTTTTTTAGCTTCATACGGTGTTACCTACACAGTAACAGTGGGTGCTGGTGGTGTTGCCAACAACAATGGTTCTAACTCTGTGTTTGCAACAGTTACTTCTACAGGCGGCGGTAAAGGTGGTTTGCAAGGAACTGCTGGCGGCAGTGGGGGGTCTGGTGGTGGTGGTGGCGAAAATAACACTACGTTTGGTGCCGGAACTACTGGGCAAGGGTATCGTGGTGGCACAGGCCAAAATGGCGGCGCTGGTGGTGGTGGCGCGGGAGCTGTTGGTGAAGATGGAACATCTACAACAACTTGCAAAGGTGGAAGTGGAGTTCAGTCATCAATTAATGGCACTGCAACTTTCCGTGCTGGTGGTGGCGGTGGAACTTATGACTCGGTTGCGCCTGCTGGTGGTGCAGGGGGTGGTGGCGCTGGTGCTAATTATCCTTCAGGTCCCGGAGGTCAAAGTGGCACAACTAATACTGGCGGCGGCGGTGGTGGAGGTGTCGCTGGCTCAGCATCAGGAGCAGGTTCTGGCGGTTCTGGTGTTGTAATTATTAGGTATTTAAGTTCTTTGCCTGCCGCAACATCAACCACTGGTTCTCCAACCGTTACCACATCAGGCAGTTACAGAATTTATACTTGGACAGGTTCTGGTTCAATTACTTTTTGAGGTAATGCATGGCTCACTTTGCACAACTTGATGAGAATAATTTGGTCACGCAGGTGATTGTTGTCAACAACAACGAATGTTTGCTCGACGGCGTTGAGAATGAAACCGTCGGCGTAATGTTTTGCAAGTCACTGCTTGGCGCGGATACTCGTTGGAAACAAACCAGCTACAACGGCAACAAGCGTAAGAACTACGCTGGCGTCGGCTTCACGTTTGACGAACAGCGAGATGCGTTCATCCCACCAAAGCCGTACGCAAGCTGGGTGTTGAGCGAAGACACCTGCCAGTGGAAAGCGCCGGTAGATATGCCGACAGACGGCCAGATGTACTCATGGGATGAAGCTACGACCTCGTGGACTGTTGTGACGCCGGAGGCGTAAATTGATCCGCTGACCCTTCTTGCTGCGGCGAATGCTGCTGTTGCAGCGGTCAAGAAGGGGTGTGAGCTTTACAAGGAAATCAAAGGCGCGGCAGGAGAAGTCAAGGAAGTACTGGATGATCTGAAGGAGCAGTACAACAAGATCGTCGATCCAACGCCGGTGCAGAAGCAGCAGTACCACGCAGAAGTCCAGCGTGTGCAGGAGATAGCCAAGGCTGATCCAAATGATGTCTACACCCAGATTGGTGACCAGTTGGGTGTGTTGATGGACAGCTATGACGCGTTGAGTAAAGCGCTGTTGGCAGAGCAGGTAGCAGGAAGCAAGGTCTACAAGGGTGAGGAAAGTATTGGTAGACGGGCATTACGGCGCATCATCATAACGACGAGACTAGACGCAATGTTGGTTGAGATACGCGAGACGATGGTGTACCGAGCGCCTCCGGAGTTGGGGTCACTCTGGAGTAAGTTTGAAGAGATGTGGCAGACCATCGTCAAAGAGCAGGAAGCAGCCCACGCCGAGGAACTTAG